CTGGATACCGCATTGTTCTTTCAAATCAAACAACAGATACTGAAGATGGTATTTATGTTTACACTGATGATGGAACTAACTACACTTTAACCCGTTCAGCAGATGCCTCTACATTCCAAGAATTAGAAGGCGCAACAATTTATGTACTAGAAGGAACTACAAAGGCTGGTACTTCCTGGACTCAAAGCAATCATTATCTAACCTCATTTGCAGGTCAGACCTGGGTACAACTAGCAGGACCTGGCGTATTTACTGAGGGTAACGGTATTGATATTGCCTCCAATGTAATCAGCGCTGTTGCTGGTACAGGTATTACTGTTACATCAGGCGGAATCAACATTGATACTACTGTTGTAGTAACCAAATATGCGGCAAATGTCGGTGATGGCTCAAATACTTCTTACACAATTTCTCATAACTTGGGAACTAAAGATGTGCAAGTAACTGTTTATGACAACTCCAGCCCATACGCTGAAGTGATCTGTGATGTCCAACATACAAGCACCACAGCAGTCACCCTGTTGTTCTCAGTTGCGCCAACTTCAAATCAGTATAGAGTTGTAGTCCAAGGTTAATAACTTCCCGCACTACAAGGGGATAAAGGGAGATACACATGGGTCTGCGTGACCGTATCGCAAGAGCATTAGCAACTGGCAGTATTGAAAAAGGTCCAAACCTGCCTGCTGGTACAAACACAATTCCAACTGAAACGCTTATGGCGCAAGGTGCATTAGCCATGCAACAACAATATGGAATTGTAAATCCTTTACCTAGATCTCCTTACTCTGCAAGCGTGCCGTTTGGTCCAGGATTACCAATTCCTGCCGCCGCGATTAACCCAGTTAATCCAACAACGGGCCGCCCTGAACCACGCCGTTATGAATATCAAGTTGCTCAAAACATCAACATCACTGAAACACGGCTTGTACCTTTTAAAACATTAAGAGCCGCCGCAGATCAGATTGATATTTTGCGCCGTTGCATTGAAGTAATTAAAAACAAAATGTCAGGTTTAGATTTTGACATTGTTATGGGAACTGACGCATCAGAAAAGATTGCGGCAGAAGCAGGTGGCGATCATGTGCGTGCCATGGCTAAAGCCCGTGAGAAATACACAGATGAAATTAATAGATTGCGTACATTTTGGGAAGTACCTGATAAAGCCAACGGATATACCTGGGCTGATTGGTTAAACATTGCGCTAGAAGATATTTTGGTTATTGATGCCTGGGCTATTTACCCACAAGCAACAGTAGGCGGAGATCTATTTGGCTTTCAGATACTAGATGGATCAACTATTAAGCCATTAATTGATGACCGTGGTATGCGCCCAATGCCACCAAATGCGGCTTTCCAACAGATCCTTTATGGCTTTCCTAGATCTGAATTCACTGCTACTGAAGAAGATCCAAAGGCAGATGGTGAATTTACTGCTGATCAAATGGCTTATTGTGTGCGTAATCGCCGTTCTATTTCTGTATATGGGTTTAGCCCAACAGAGCGAGCGCTACCACTAGCGGATATTTACCTACGCCGTCAGCAATGGCTACGGGCTGAGTACACAGATGGTGTATTGCCTGATCTTATGTTTACAACTGATGAAGATTGGGGAACTAACCCTGATCTATTGCGTGCCTATGAAAACATTTTAAATGATGACTTGGCAGGACAGACTGAACAGCGTAAGCGTGCAAGATTGCTACCTAAAGGTTTATCTCCAATTGTTAATGAGGGCTATGGCGAGAAATTCAAAGACACACTTGATGATTATTTAATTACTAGCATCTGCGGACACTACGGCGTACAACCTGCTGAGATTGGCTTTGCACCAAAAGGCGGATTAGGCGGAGGCGGATTTGAAGAAGGCCGCGCTCAGAACGCTGAGGCTATTGGTATTCAACCATTGGCTAACTGGATCTCAAAGATGGTCACAAACCTTTCTTATACATATTTAGGTATGCCAAGAGAATTAGAATTTAAATTGATGACATCACAGCGTTTGGACAATGAGGAAAACGCACGCAAATCACAGATTGAAATTACTAGCGGAGGTAAAACAATCAATGAGCGCAGATCAGAATTGGGATTGCCATTGCTTGATACCCCACAAGCAGATATGCCGTTGCTTGTATCAGGATCAAGCGTGTATTTGTTCTCACCTGAAGGAATCATCAACGCATCAACAGTTGCATCTGCTCCTACTCTTGAAGGGCCTGACGCAACACCGACAGAGCCAACCACTCCTAATCCGCTTAATCAGAAACCTGAACAAGAAGCGACACCTGAGCAAGAGGCAGAGGCTGATGAAGAAACTCAAAAAGAACAAGCGGCTGAAGTAAAAGCATTTATGAAATGGGCCAACAAAGGCAAGCGTGCAAGACTGTTTGAGTTTAAAAGCCTAGATCCAATTGTGGGAGATGCACTAAATCGCTGTGCTTTTGATGGTGATTTAGAAACTGCTAGGGCGCTCGCTAAGGCTTATCTAACATGATTGAAGGCGCTCTAGAGGCAGATGGGCGCATAGCGGCAAAGAACGCAACGAAGATCAGAGCGGCTCTCATGGAAATGGCCGATTACAAAAAGATCTTTTTGCAGTATCAGGAAACGCAACCGATCTCTACAAAAAACAAAACGCAAGATAACTCCCGCGCTCGCGCTTGGGCAATTATGAATGTACGGCTACGCACAGAAGCCCTGGCATCTACATTGTGGCGAACCTGGGCAGAGGCTTATGTCCTGGGTGAAGCGGCGGCAGATGAATGGATCAAAAAAACAATCCAGGCTAATAAAGCGGCTGATGACGGTTACATTGATTGGCGTAATTGGCAACCAGGAGATAGAGCAAGCGCATTAATGTTGCGTAGGCCAGGGGCTTTTCAAAGATTATTGGATCAAACTAATGTGACCATTAAAGGCATGGAAAGAACTAGCCTTGCAGATATAGGTAACGCTTTAGCAAACACAATAGAACTTGGATTAGATGCAGAGCGTGCATCAATACTGATAGGCAAGCATGTAGCGAGCGCATCAAGGGCATTGACTATTGCAATCACAGAACAAAACAGAGCAATGTCTGCGGCCACACTACAACGCTACAAAGATGCAGATTTAGAAAAAGTTGAATGGCAAGTATCTGATCCATGCCCTAAGTGCGCTCAGAACTCAGGAGTAGAAGTACCTATTGGCACATCATTTCCTAGCGGTAATACCCAACCGCCTGCTCACCCACATTGCCGTTGCGTTTTGTTGCCAGTAATACCTGGAATGGAAGAAGAAACTGGAGTTCCAGGAGCAGTAACCACACCACTACCTACGGGTACAGCCCACATAACTACAAATACTCCAACCCCCAAAGAAGAAATTGAAGCGGCTATTGCGGCTATTCATGCACCTAAAACTGGGTATATACCTGGTCAATGGCGCGAACTAAGCCGTGAAGAAGTCAAAGAGTTTGCAATTGACAGACTAAAATCTAGATATTCCTGGATCAATCCAAGAACGGTAGAAGATTTAATTGCTAGAGATAAGCCAACTCAATCATTAATCAAAAACGGCAAGATATTCCAAAACGGAGATAACTTTATTCAGTTTTATTTGGGCGGATCAAGTGTTGCACCCAAAATCAAACAAGAAATTATTGAGCATGTAGATAAATTACAATCTACTAATCCAAACGGTAAAGTAACAATAACCATAGGACCGTCTAAAAAAGGTGCATACGGTTGGGCTACTTTAAACGGAGATCAAATTTGGCTTGCACCTAAAACAGCCAAAATGACCTCACCTAACAAGGCTGAAGGCGGGGATTACAAGATGCCCGTTTTGTTAGATAATGCTCAATTCAAATATACATTGACGCATGAATGGGGTCACCATATTGATAAAGGTTCTCCATTGTCAGGCCAAGATGTAACAACCACAAACGCAATACAACGGATCAAACAGCAGTTTCCTGATGCCTTTAAGTCAGGATACGGACAAACAAAGACGGAGGAATTCTATGCTGAGAACTTTGCAGAGTATTTCTTGTCGGAAGGTAAGACAACCAATGAAATCACACAGGCTATGGCGAAGGAATTTGGGTGGAAAGTATGAGTAAAGAATCCTGCAATCTAGAAGATTACAACTGGTCAGAAGATACATTACTAAATGTTGTTGATGGGGCTAATCAGGGGATACCTACTGCCATTGAGGAATTAAAGCGCAGAGAAAAGGAACTTGGATTATCTATAATTGATACAGTTAGCGCCAAGGCTTTAAGCGTTGAATGGATACAGGAGTAACATGGCAACAGGTTTTGTACCACCACAAGCGGTACGCTCCAATGCCAAACGCGGTTTAGAACTAAGAGAAAAACATAACCGTGGTGGCACTGCTGTTGGTGTTGCTCGCGCAAGAGATCTTTCTAACGGTAAAGCATTATCCTTAGACACAGTTAAACGCATGAATTCATATTTTGCCCGACATGAAGTGGATAAAAAAGGAGAAGGTTGGGGCAAAGACAGCGCAGGTTACATTGCTTGGTTGCTTTGGGGCGGTGACGCTGGTTGGACATGGGCTAAAAAAATTATCAGGGAACAAGAAAACAAGGAGAAAGCAACAATGACCGATTTAACCACCTCATATTTTAATATTGAGAAAGCAGATCGTAATGCTGATGGCACTATGACTGTTTACGGTAAGGCAACTGATGACTCACTAGACATTGATCAACAGATCTGTGACAAAGATTGGTTAGATCGCGCAATGCCACACTGGTTTAAATCAGGTGGCAACATCAGAGAGCAACACAGCAATATTGCGGCTGGTGTAGCAAAAGAATATGAGGCTAAGAAAGACGGTCATTACATAACAGCCCTAGTGGTAGATCCTGTTTCTGTTAAGAAGGTGGACTCAGGCGTACTCAAAGGTTTCTCAATCGGAATTAAAAACCCACGCGTAGTCCGCGATCACAAAGCGGCTAATGGTCGGATCATAGATGGACAGATTGTTGAAGTTTCCCTGGTTGATCGCCCTGCAAA